CGCTGCCAACGATGCCACGGTCAGCACCTCGAGCAGCACGACCGCCAGCGCCGGCACCGCCGCCGTGGTGGCGAGCGCCTGGGGCGTGGATGCGAGCGTGGTGGCTGCGGCCGGTACGGCCCAGGTCAGCGTCACGGCTCACGATGCCAGCGTCACGGCTCAGGCTCAGACGACCGCCGATGCGGGCACGGCCGCGGTCATGGCCGCAGCCTACGGACTGACCGAAGCCATCGTCTTCACGGCCGGTACTGCCCAGGTCCTCGCCGCCGCCCATGCCGCCAGCGGTATCCCCGGCGCATGGGCCACCACCACCACGGCCAACGTGGATGCCACGGCCTACGACGGGGCCGTGGGCATCGGCGCTTCACCCTCGGTCGCATCGGTCGCGGCCACGGCGAACGAGCCGACCGTCGAGGCCGTGGCACCGATCAACCCCGGCAGCGCAGTGGCCGGCATCGGCTCCGGCTCCATCGCTAGCGGCAGGAGCTCCGGCTCCATCTCGGCCGGTATCAGTTCAGGAGGCTCCGTCCATGGCGACTCATGACATCGGCGACACCGTCAGGCTCTGGGCCGCCTTCTTCGACGAGGCCGGCGATCAGACCGCCCCCGGTCTCGTCACGCTCATCGTGCGCTCACCCGATGGCACCGATACCACGGTCGCCAACGAGGCAGCCGTCGAGGCCGACCTCGACATCGCCTCGGCTGCGGTGGGCACGACGCTGGCCACCGAGACCGGTGTCTACAAGGCCAGCGTGCAGGTGGACCAGGCGGGCTTTTGGTACTACGAGTGGACAGGCGTGGGCACGGTGGACGAGGTCCAGCCCGGCGGGTGGGAGGTCCCCCGCCGACGGGTGGGAGATCCAGTGGTGACGCCATGAGCGTGCACCAGTCCTGTGCCGTCCCCGGCTGCCCCGGCTATGCCGTCCACCGTGGCCGCTGCCAGCGTCACCGCCGCACCACCACCCAGCGCGGCTACGGCGTGCCCCACCAGCAGGCCCGCCAGGGACTCGCCACCCTGCTGCCCTGTTGGTGCGCCTACGGCTGTGGCACGTGGCTGACCAGCTCGAGCCGCTGGGTCGCGGCCCACGTCATCGATGGCGACCCTGCGGCAGGCTATGTCGTGGCCTGCTCAGCCTGCAACGAGCGGGCCAAGAGGCGGACGGCATGATGGTAGGGGGGGTGGGTGCCGCTCGTGGTCGCAAGTCGTCCCTCCCTGACCGGGCCAACTCAGCGCGAGAGATACTGCCCACTATCGGCAATGCGGCTTTCGATGCCAAGCGTGGACCCGTGGACGATACTGCACACATGCAGCAATGCGAGCCATGACCCAGCCGCGCCAGCCCTTCACCCTGCCTCACTTCCGCGCCTGGACCAGTGACCTCCTCCTCGACACCGGCGAGCACTGGCGGCTCGAGCGATGGCAGGAGGCGTTCGTGCGTGACCTCTTCGGCGGCCGTTCCGAGAACTGGCTGGTCGTGCCCGAAGGCAACGGCAAGACGACGCTGATCGCCGGACTCGCGCTCTACCACTGCGAGTTCCGCGAGACCGCCATGGTGCCCATCGCCGCCAGCTCCCGCGAGCAAGCCGAGATCATGTATCGCCAGGCCGAGGGCTTCGTGCTTCGCTCCGACTACCTGCGCGAACGCGTCCACAGCTTGACGCAGGAGGTCAAGGGCAAGCTCAAGACCGAGGTGCCGCGCTTTACCTGCCTCGAGGGCTATCGGCGGATCAACCACGCCAACGGCGGGCGTATCCAGATCTTTGCCGCCGAGGACCGCACGGGTGACGGCGTCATCCCCACGCTGGCCATCATCGACGAGCTCCACCGGCACCGCAACATGGCCCTCTATCGGACGTGGTCGGGCAAACTCGACAAGCGCAAGGGCCAGATCGTCACCATCTCCACCGCCGGCGAGCCGGGCAGCGAGTTCGAGCAGGCACGCGAGCGGATGCGTCAGGACCCCAACGCCGCCGTCACCCGCAAGGGTTGCTTCGTGCGTGCCGCTTCCGCGCGTTTCGTGCTCCATGAATGGGCCGTGCCGGAGGACGCCGACGTCGAGGACATCCGCATCGTGAAGCGAGCCAATCCGCTGCGCTCTATCACGGCCGCCAGCCTGCGTGACAAGATCGATGCGCCCACGATGACGATGCAACACTGGCGCCGCTTCGTGTGCAACCTGCCCACCCGCAGCGATGCGGCAGCCATCACCGAAGCCGAATGGGAGGCCGCGCGCACCGACGAGTCGATCCCTGAGCAGGAACCCATCTGGCTCGGTCTGGACGTGGCCTGGAAGTGGGACACGACGGCCATGACGCCCTTCTGGATGCCTGAGCACGACCGCCGCATCCTCGGTCCGGCCGTGGTGCTCGTGCCGCCCCGTGATGGCGGCTCCCTCGACCCCAGGGCGGTCGAGGGGGCTCTCACCGCCATCCATGCCCGCAACCCCATCCACACCGTGGTCATGGACCCGTCTCGGGCAGAGCAGCTGGCATCGTGGATCTCCGACACCCTCGGAGCCGAGGTCATCGAGCGCACACAGTCGCCGGCCGCAGCGATCTATGACTACGAGCGGTTCATGGAGGCCCTGCGCTCTGGTTGGCTCAAGCATTCCGGTGACGCGGGCCTGACGGCCCATGCCCTGAACGCCGTGGCCCGCATCGACCGCTTCGGCGCCGCTCGCTTCGACCGCTCGAGCCCCACACGCTCCGGCGCACCCATGCAGACCCGACGCGTCATCGATGCCCTCACCGCCGCCGCCATGGTCCATGCGCAGGCGCAGATGCAGCCCGAGCCGACCGTCGAGCCCATGATCGCCTACAGGTGATGCCGTGACCCTTACCAGCTCCCATCTCGCAGGCGCTCTCGTCGTCGGCGGGGCCATCGTCATCCTCGCCGGCATCGCCCTGCTCTCCGTCCCATCAGCCCTGCTGGTCCTGGCCGGCGCCATCCTCGTCGGGCTGGGCTTGTTCGCCATCGAGGTCAACCATGCCTAGCCTCTTCTCCCGTCTCGTCTCGCCGCCCGCCCGCCGCTCGTTCTGGCCGCCCGAGACGGTCAACGTGGGCGGCCTGACCTATCCGCTCCTGCCCACCTACCCCTCGCCGCTGTCATTCAAGCAGGAGGAGATCGCGCCCGGCTACGTCGGCTTCGCGACCCAGGCGATGATGGCCAACCCCATCGTCTTCGCCTGCATGGAATACCGACGCAAGACGTTCGCACAGGCCCGCTTCCAGTGGCAGCGCCTGGCCAATAGCAGCGCCGGCCCGGCCGGTTCGTACTTCGGCACGAGCGAGCTGGGCATCCTCGAGTTGCCCTGGCAGAACGCCACGACCGAGGACCTGCTCGATGTCATGATCCAGCACGCCGACCTCGGCGGCAACGCCTTCGCCGTCCGGCGCGGCGAGACCATCACGCTCCTGCGTCCAGACTGGGTCTCCATCGTCGCCGCCTCGCGCGGCGATCCCGACCAGGGCTCGGCCGCCATCGATGCCGAGCTCATGGGCTACGCCTACTGGCCGGGCGGCAAGGGCAGCGGCAACGAGCCCGAGATCCTGCTGCCCGAGGACGTGGCACACTTCGCGCCCACGAAGGACCCGACCGCGCACTGGCGGGGCATGTCGTGGCTCGCGCCGACCATCCGCGACATCATGGGCGATGCCGCGGCCTCGACGCACAAGCTCAAGTACTTCGAGTCGGGCGCGTCCGGGGCCGTCGTCGTCAAGATGGACCCCACCATCGTCAACACGCCCGAGAAGTTCGACGCCTGGGTGGAGAAGCTGGAACAGGGGCACGGCGGTGTCTCCAACGCCTATAAGCGGTGGTACCTCTCGGCCGCCACCGACGTCACCACCGTGGGCGACAACCTGCGCCAGCAGGACTTCGCCGTCACCACGGGCAAGGGCGAGTCCCGCATCGCCAGCGCCGCGGGCGTGCCGCCCATCCTCGTCGGCTTCAGCGAAGGGCTCGCTGCGGCGACCTACTCGAACTATGGGATGGCGCGCCGCTCGTACATCGACGCCACGCTCATGGACCTGTGGAACCATGCGGCCGCGGCCCTGCAATCCATCCTCACCATCCCCGGCGCATCCCGCTTGGCCGTGGACACCCGGCGCATCCCATTGTTACAGGAGGACGAGAAGGACCGCGCCGAGATCCAGCAGCTCGACGCCGGTGCCATCCGCTCCCTCATCGACGGCGGCTTCGTGCCCGATGCCGTCGTGGATGCCGTGACGGCGGGCGACCTCGCCCGCCTCAAGGGAAACCACACCGGCTACTTCTCGGTGCAGCTCAATCCGCCCTCCGATGGCACGGAACCGGCCGACGCTGTCGCTTCGGCCCGAGCCGCCCTTCGGAAGGTGGGCATCGCCCGCCCGACCGATGAGCAGGTCGCTGAGCACCTTGGCGTGTCCGATCGCACCATCCGAAGGTGGAAGAGGCGAAGCCGCGACTAGCGCGACCTCGCCTTGCCTCGCGTCGCCTCGCCTAGCGAGGCCAAGTCGGGCCATGCCTGCCATGCCCTGCCGTGCCGAGCCCCGCCGAGCCCCGCCGAGCCGTGCCGAGCCGAGCCGCGCCGGGCCTAGCCTGCCCTGCCCTGCCGAGCCCATCCATGCCCGGCCTTGCCTGCCTTGCCCGGCCTCGCCTCGCCCCGCCGCGCCACGCCATGCCCG